CCTTCAGGAGCGAAGGCGATCCAGAAGGTCGAGCCAATAGTCAGATCGGGTGCCGTCGCCCAGCTCGATGATGTGAAGAGACCGCTACCGCCATTGACATCAATGGAGATGTCACCGATTCGAGTTCCTGGCAACCCGTTCGTCGTCGAGTAGATTGCCATCTTGCAATCATCCTTGCTGGTATTGGTTGCAGAAGTGCGGATGGTGATTGCACCGATGGTTCCAGTCAAAGGTGCAACGAATCGCTGGAAGACTGCTTTGTTCTCCATGTTGGTGCTCGACGCGGCGTCATTCAACGTGCGATCCCGGCTCCAGGGTTGGAAGTAGTTGTATGTAGTCAACTGGGAAGCGTCCATCGGTTCCAAGGCGTACTGGGTGCCTCCCCCAGACAACCAGCCGTCGAAGGATCCCTTCGTCACCATCCTGGCGAATGCGATCAGGCAAAGCCGCCTTAGCTCATCCTCGTTGCTTTCCTCTATGCTGATCGGATCAGCTACGTCAGCCAGGGTATCGGCAGTGACATTCTCGAGGTCTTGGTTCTGAAGGAGGGTGTAGACCCTGGGCGAACGCTTGATTGCATCTGGTAGAGGCATCACAACCACCCGTCGAATGATCCCTTAGTCACCATGCGCGCAAAGGCGACCAGGCAAACGCGCCTTAGCTCGTCCTCGTTGAGCATCTCAATGCTGATCGGGTCAGCTACATCAGCCAGGACATCGGCAGTCAGGTTCTCGAGGTCGGTGTTCTTGAGGAGTGTATACACACGCGGGGATATCGCCGGGGCATCTGGAAGCGGCATCCTATCACCGCTTCTCTGCCCATCTCACAATTTCACGCATGCGCTTGACGCCCATCAACTCACAGTCAAACAGGAGTTTTGCCGCCTTCTTGACCGATGCCTTCTCGCTAGCGCTCATAATCGAGAAGCGCCCCTTCGCTCGCTTAGATATCGCCATAGCCCTGCACCTCAGGCGGAAAGCTCGACAGCAGCAGTATAGTTCAGATTAACCTGAATCTTACAGTCGGTGAAAACCGGGAAGTGGTTCTCAGAGTCCTGGGCAGCAAACGCCCCGGCTACGTTTCCGATGTTGTTCTTGATCCATGCGCCCCCTGCTGAGGTGAGGAGGGTGCCATCACCTGAAACCAAGAGCGCCTTGTTGATGATCTCTGAGGAGCCGCCCAGCGTGTCACCGATGGTATTCGAAGTGATCGTGTCCAGCAGGGCCGTGGATCCGCTTCCAGACGGGGTGCCCTGGAAAACTCGATGACTTCCCTGGTTGGTCTGGGTCAGCAGGCTGGCGGTGCGGTCAGCAGCAGTCTGGGCGTAACAGTAAAGTTTGTCGCCAGGTTGCAGGAAGACTCTCGCTGTCGCAGGGAAATAAGACCCACCCGCCATGCCCGCCTTTCCGACGTTGATGAAGGAGATAGGGACTCCCTGGCGCTCGACATAGCAGTAGGCTGCCGCGTTTGCCACGCAGATATATCCGGCGACGATTGTCTTCTTTGGACCGTAGTCGCCAATGCTCTGAGCTGTCGTGGTTATCTCGGCGTCTGTCAGGATCTCTTCCTTGGATCCCTCGGTCTGTGCCGTGTTCTGCATTGGAACAGTAGTTCCGTCAGAGAAATAGATGACGCCTGAGGCTAGAACGTCAGCCATCAGCCTAGCCTCACATTGAGGCCGAGTGGCTTAATCAGGCGGTTCGCGGCTGAGAAATTTCGACGCATCAGCTTGCGAAAAATCCGGGCTCCGACATTGAAGGTCACTGATTGCAATGCCATTGGGACTGCATTGGCGCGAGCGTTCTGCATGATTTGAGCGAAGGACATCGTGGGCTCGTTGAGGATGTCGGCCAGGCTGATGACATCGGTTCCAGTCATCTCCATAGTAGTCGCTGCTGATCCAAGTCCCAGATCCCTCACGGTAGAATAGCCGATATCGTATTTTGATGTCACCACTTCTATCGGGCCTGCTCCAAGAGTGCCCTGGGTGAGGATGGCCAAATTGCCGTACCCGACCAGGGCGTCGTAGACGTTGAAAAACTTCGGACCTCTCCTTCGAGTTGCCTTCTTCGCCTTTGCCATATCGATCCCGTGGGGAAACCTCGGTTATAATTCTACCTTTACGGTTTTTCAATGGATGCAAACTTTCCGTCAGCAGCTCGGTCAGTTACAACGGCATTGATCGTGTTCATCTTCTGGTCGGCCGCAGAGGCGATGAACTGGGCGATTGCCTGTTGAATTGGGTTGATTTGTTCGAAGCCAGCTAATCCTGCTCCACCGAGCTCCTTGATCGTGGACTGGATAGCCAAGGCGAGCGAGTGATCCAGTGCAGCGACCGCATTCTCCAACTCGGAACGGATCCAGAGAGCCAGGGCGACCAGTCCAGCTAGCGAAAGTACCTCC